ATCACGGCTAACTTGAAACAAAACAAACTCTTCCGCGTCCGCGCCGGGTGACCCATTAGGGACAACAGCCGCGCTTTCTGCCGTGATCATAATGTCGTCATTTGTTCTGCTATGCTCTTGCAGTGCCAGCTGCGTTGGTGTGGGGAACACTGTAGTCAGGACACCGCTAGTGGCATGAGCCACTGCCGCGATACTCCAAACAACACCATCATTTCCTGAGCCTTGCCCTGTGGTGGACCAAATGAACTGGTATATTAATCCGACGGTTACATCCCAAGACTTAGGCATCTGGATACTAAAGTAAGCGAAGTCATCTGCGCCCGCAGCGAAGTCCAGTGTACGCGCTGCAAATAATGAAGTACCAATTTCCACGACGTTATTTGCTGCTCCAATGGATGAGGCAGCAGGTTCCATTGCTGCTGCTGGAACGAATATTGTGTGTTGTCCAACTGATGTATTACTTTGGGCTAAGACATCAGTACCAATAACAAGACCAAGAGTAGTTCGTACATTAGAAGCAGCAGCATCATCTAAGAATGTTTTAGCAAAGGCTGTTAAACTAATTACTTCTGCTGTACCACTACCAGTAAATAGAATAGCTTTGTTAGCTGCACTAGTTAATCCTGCAATGGCGTTAAGTTCAGCATCAGCCGTATAGTCAGCTCCCGTAGCACCAGTAGCACCAGTAGCTCCTGTTACTAATCCGAAATCAAACTTACCTGTTGCAAGTGTATATGAAGCTGTAGGAGTTCCCCCTGTTGCTACTGTATTAGTATCATGTGTAGTAGCAATTACTGTACTAACATCCATTAGTGTTATAATGTTGCCAGCAGTTACACCAGTATCATAAGATATAACAGCAGTATGTGCTACAGCAACAACACCATATCTAGCTCCATCACTTATAAACTCATTAATGGCGTAAGCAGTATCAACAGCCCAAATACCAGCATACGTAGCATCAATACTAATAGACTGCCAATAAGTTGTATTAGCAGTACGATCAGCAGGAAATGTAAGTGAACTAGAAGTTGTATGTACAACTAGTACTTCCCAGATTGTATCATCAGTAGCGTCAATATATCGTTGACCTACTGTAACAGATAAGGCATTCTGCCAGACCCCTTGGACATTACTAACAGCAAGGTAACGAGCAATCAAAGCATCTACTAAGTGCCAGTTATCATGCTCCTCAGTATGCCAAGGAATCTTATCGAAGTCTGTTAGATTAAAGTTGTAGTTTGTTGTTTCAGTCATAACAACTCCTAAACATCAATCTCAGTTCCAACTACCTGCATGTTCATTGCTACCATAGTCAATGTAGCAATTGTATATGTAACAGTATCACCAGCAGATAAGTAATATTCAAATGGTGCTGGAGATGCAGTAAGCTCTGCAGTTGCACCAGTAGGAGCAGCAGCAGTTTCGGGATTAACTAACAACGTACTATTAGAATGCAAGAATCTTGCAGCCGTCATATTAAGTATGACTGCAACATTAATACCATTAACAGTAATCGTTAGATCACCTGTTCCAGTAGACCCATGACTAGCACCAGCCCACATAATTTTACAACGTGCAGCTTTTCCTGATGGAACAGTATACACAGTAGTCGTAGCTGCCGTAGCAGTTGTAGCTTCTCCTAGAACGCCAATTTTATCAGACATTAATATTCTCCTTAGATTGATGCACTACCATATGCGATAGTACGGGGGATTCCTAATGACAATGCCCGTACTCTACTAATACGTACATCAACTTCTTCAGGTGTTATAAAGTTATAGTATGCACTTGCACCAGCGACACCAGTACGCTGCTGTAAAGTGGTAATTTCGTTACTAATAGTAAGGAACTGTGTACGCATAGTAGCTTTACTTGTTTTAACATTATCAGCAGGGAATGTTGTATCCACTGTACTAGTCATTTAACTTCTCCTTGCCGAGCCTTGTAAGTAGCCCAACGTAATTGAAACAAATTTAAGAGATTTAGTAGCATCTCCACTAAACCGTAACTTACTTAACTTATATCTAGAAGTCCAAGAATATAACTTTTCTAATCTTGTAGGACGACCCCCACCATATAGATTGCCATACTCATCATTACCATAACCGGGACTATCTCCACCACTAAATGTTAAAGATAGATTAGGATCAAACTGTTCAGCTTCCCAACCTAAATCATCATCAAACAAAAACTCATCATCCCAAGTTTCACCTAAGAAGTTAGTGTCATAGTATATGTTGTCAGTAAACATTGCACATGAAAATTGTTGATCACCTAATGTGTCAAAGTTAATGTAACGACTTTGTTTAGTTAAGAATCTCTGACCAGCATCTGACCAAGGTAACTCCCAAACAAATGGAATAGGAACGCCACTATCAGCAATATTTGCTACAGGAGTCCATCCAGTATTATCAGTCCAAGGAGTATCGTCATCCCACATTTCTTCAGAACCTACGTAATCTTTAGTAACAGGATCATCATCAGTTCCGTATAAGAATACCTCTGTACCAGAAGTAAAGAATATACGTTTTAATGATGAACTACAGGCACTTGACCAATTCCAATTACGAACTTCTGACCATGCTTCTATTTTTAATGTTGTGTTCTTTTTAAATACATACCCACGTGTTTCAGTAGTGTTACTAACTAAGTCATGGTTAGGTATAAACAACATATAATCATTAGCTTGACTATCATAAACACTAAACGTGCGATCTTCTAATGCTGCTGTAGTTGTTAAGTCGTTTATATCACTTTGTATTTCTGGATCAACTAACTGGCTAAATCTATCAGGCCGTGTAGCACCAGTAAACAATGCACGACTTACAGATGATACACCGTTTTGATCTGCAAACAGTACATCTTCACCAATAGTTTGAATAACTCTATGGCTTAATGATCCATGACCTTCCATAGAATCTGTAAATGTTGGTGTATGATCAGTACTAGTAAATACTCCCAGTGTTCCGGGCAATACTACTTCATCAAAGAATACAAGTAAGCTAGTTCTGAAGCTTCCTATACCTTTAATAGTGTCACTGCCAATAGGAACACGGCTACCTAAGTTTATTGACACTGCATCATTAGGACTATCATCACCAACAAACACACCACTAGTATCAGTAGACGTTATATGTATAGTACTCGGTGCAGTAGGATCACCTGCCATAACTAAGTACCTAGCATGAGCAGTTACATACTTACAAATAGGAGTGTTAGCATTAGAACCGTTAGCAGGATCAGTTAAGTACTGACAGCTAATACCAGAATCAATTATAAGTGGTTTATTAATTCCATTACATACTATAAGAGAGCCATTAAACACTGCAAAACTAGCAAAGTTAGTAGTAGTCCATCCAGTAGGATTACCGGGCAAATTGTTAGCCCAATCATCTGACCAAATTTCGTACACTGCTCCTGATGCATCAACTCTAACTAGTTTACCATTACTACCAACAACAATAATATTACCGCTAAAGTAAAAACAGTTAATGATTCTGTCTAATACTGCACTAGTATCAGCAAATAATTTTGTTCCTTGCCGTACTCCATTTGCTCCATCTTTACCACGAGCTATATTACGTAACTCGACAGAGAACTTAGTAGATAAGTTTAGATCGTTATCAATAACATTCCATCCACCAGAGAAATCTCTGATAGTAGCGTCTAACATTAAGTTAGATCGTTGTACTTTACGTTGTGTAGGAAATAGAAACGTACTAGTCATTAACTAGGTAACTCCACAAAACTAAAGGACGTTGGCAAACTAGTCACAGGATCGAGACTAATTGGAGCATTAGAGAGATTGTTCTTTAATTGCTTAACCCTAGCTTCAAACAACAACTGAAACTTTTGTGTTGCGTTAGGATTAGTACCGTCATCTTCTGCAAAGTCGTATACTGAGCCGAGTATTAGTGCTTGGTCGTCAAAGTTAATCGTATCTTCAGATGTAAATGTATCTGGTTTAGTTCTATATTGCATAACAATACTACCAGTAGAAGCTTTAGGCCATACATGAAATACTTTATCTACTGCTGGATCAGACTCATAATGTATAGGAGTTGTACCAGCTAATTCAAATGGATTAGTACTACCGGGACTTAGTAATGTAACAGGAGTATTCCCACCTGTCCTGTATATAATACGTATGTCATCAAAGCGTTTAATTAGGTTAGTAACATCAGTAGTTACCTGACCATTAGTACCATCTAAGGTAAACTGTTGGAAAGTTAAAAACTGAGGCCACCAAGCTTCATCAAACAACACATCAAATTTATGCTGTATCATATCACCTATGACATCTTCTGCATAAATTTGAACGCCAGTACCAGCTACCATTGATAGCCGATCCTGAACTTTCACTATTAGTTGTGCTAATGTGCTCATAATAGACGACCGAGGAATGAAGGGGAGTCTAAATTCCTCGGTCTTACCTATTAGCCGTTATACTGTTCAATACCGTGAAGATCACTGGTATTTACTTGGTAATAGACTTCGTAGGATACTGAGCCATTACAAGCTGCCGTACATAAGATAGTTCCACGAGTATCTTCTGTAGTAGCAGTTTGTGTAGCGGTATCATCACCAGCAACAAATGTAATAGGCTCAACAGTAATTAAGAAGTTTGCTGCGCCTGTTCCACCACCATCACTAGATATACCAATTGCTTCGTACTGATCAACACGACTAGTAGCTTGATCATCATCAGTAGTAGTAGTGTCAGAAACACCAGTACCAACTGCTTGATCATCAGCAAGTTGTACAGCTAATCCAGCAACATCAGTAGCAACAACTACAACAGTATTATTATTTACTGCTGAGTTACCTACAGTTGTTTGTATGCTACGAACACCTGTAACTTGACCAGCTACAGGAGATGGTAATACTACATCAGCACCAGAAGCATAACGAACTCCATCAAGCTCTACTGCAACATCTACAGGTTCATGTGGCTTTGATACATCATCTTCAGAATACCCAACAATCTTTTCAGCTTTGTAAGGAAGACCTAAACGATTTGTCCAACCTAAGTCCATAGTATCACCAGTAGCGCCAGCAGCGATTGCCATTGAATCTACATACTTAAATGCTTTGTTACCAAATTGGATAACAGTTCCAGACAGCGTAAACTGTTCTTTCATTGCTGTACCAAGATAATCACGACCAGATACTGTAACTACATGATTAGAACCAGATGATCCTACTGCTTGAAGACAGCGACCATAATCGGCATCTAACTTACCAGCAGTAGTTGTTAATGATGTAGAACTTCCATCAAATGTGGTTTTGTAGTTGGTACTTGTATAAGAAGTAGCACTGTTTGTAGCACTTACTCCATCAAAGATACCATCAGCATCGGCTGCGGCAGGTGCTCCTAATGTTACAATATGCTTACCGTTTACTACGTCAGAAGCATATTCCATGTTAGGAACGTATTGACTGATTGAACGCGGGAGGTAATCCGCTGTGACTTTACCCATTGTCTTACTCCATTATGTTTAAGTGTTAAGTATTTCCGGGCATTTTAGATCGTCCACGACTACTTAATTGATCTGCTCTAGCTTTTAAAGAAAGATTAGCAACACCGACAACGTCACCACTTTCCATATCAACTAGTTCAGGTGCTTGTGTAAATCCTAAATGCTCCAACTCTTCGTCATTTCGTACTCTAATTGAAGCACCCGTTGGAAAGTAAACCATGTATCCAGCAGGTTCGGTAATCTTTTTTTCTACAAAACCACCGAACTTGCCTTCTTCACCTTTAGCTGTTTTCTCGTAAACAGTACGAGTAACATTACCTTCTAACGGATGAACCTCAAATCTAGGTTTAATCTGCGTCATAATACATCCCCTTCAATTAACTAATTATGCTGCG